CACTCCAAACGTACAAATCGCCATTGGATGAAACAATGTATGCATCATTGGGATTGTTTCCAGTGGGTGGCAAGGCAGCTGGGGTGGCCACTGAGCCTTTGATATTGATCGATGTACCTTGCTGACCAGAATATCCAGAAAAACCGCTGTAACCACTGATACCTGATCCTGAATAACCACTGATACCTGAATATCCTGAATATCCCGATTGGCCAATAAATCCTGAATATCCACTGATGCCTGAAAATCCAGACAATCCACTGGCACCAGAAAATCCTGATGTGCCTTGAGCACCAGAAAATCCGCTAAATCCAGAATATCCAGAAACACCAGAACCTGAAAATCCAGAGTATCCTGAAACGCCAGAACCTGAAAATCCAGAATATCCTGAAATGCCAGAATATCCCGAATAACTGCTATATCCTGAATATCCAGAAATTCCTGAATAACCTGATTTGCCACTATAACCAGAATATCCTGATGTGCCAGATCCAGAATATCCGCTGATTCCAGATCCACTATATCCTGAATAACCAGAGTATCCAGAATACCCGCTAAATCCTGAAATACCAAAAGATGATTTGTCAACAGTGACAATCACATTGTGTTCATTAACTACTGTGACTTGTGTTCCCATGATTACTCCACAATGATGCCGTCTGATCGGACAATAAAAAATAAAAAGATGATCAAGTCCTGTGGAGGAGTTGTGCCATTTTGTGGAAACCCAATTTTTATTCTTCCAGAATATCCAATGCCATTGGGGTCAGCAATGTCCAAGCCTGGATCGTCTGCTGCCATTCCCCATGAACTGTCATCCATCAACAATGTAAAAAAGCCACCTGTGGCATTTAAATTGGTAATGGTTAAAGTGATGGGGCTTGGTGTGGGTGAGTAATCTGTAATGGTAAATGAAAGGCCATTCCTGGTGTCAATCACATTGGTTAAAACTCTGCGAATGATCTGTGCATCGATAGTGGCACCAGTCAAATCCACAATGCCTGTGTCGTTGACCAGACTGATATTCCAGTATTGTTTTTGCTGCCAAACCAATTCAGCAGATAAAACCTGATTATTGAACCCACTGACTTGGGCCAATGAATTTTTGTTGAAAACTGTCATTACATTCCCTTACTAGGTAGTGACGCTGCCAATGTACTCACTGGCCCCGAATGTTTTGTCTTGTTTTGAATATTTTAACCAATAATTGATTTTTTACAATCAATTTGTTGTTGGTGGAATTGGCCAAACCACATTAAATGGATACCCTGATTGAGTGGTTACATCTCTTAGGGCTTGTCTGTATGTTTTCCAGTCAGTAGGGATTGGAACCCCTTGGTCGGTAGCCCGAACGACTATCCAGTCAGAAATGGATAATAAGTTATCCCTTTTTGCTCCAACGGCAACAATTTGATCTGCCCGTAGCTGGTCTGTGGTTCTCGTATCTACATAGGTAAATGAAGTATTACTCCATTCCATATAGGGCGGTTGAACCTGATTTTTCAAAGTTTTTTGAGAAGGTGTGTATGTTTGAATTTGTTTATTCAAAACATAATTGGAAAGATAATTACTTTCCCCTTCTATGGTTTCACAGCCAGGTTCCGTTTGAAATGAAAATCCATCATCGTCACAATGCCCAGAACGAACAATTTCTCCTGTGACGGGGTTGTAGATTGTGTAATACTTCATATTAAAGGTTGGAAGAAAGTTGTTTCAACGCTAGTAAAAAATGGCGTTCCGTATCCTAATAAACCGAAACTAGAATCATGGAAAGATGTAGTTGCAGAGATAGAGTATGTATAAGAGTTTGCATTTACTATAACAGCCAAAGGGATTGCAAGTTGGCATCCGCATTTCGCTGTGCCCAATTCAATAAAAGTTGGCAACACTAAAACCGTCTCATAAAATGGAGTAGTGTACCCTGTTAAATAAACAGCAACATCAATTATGCAAGAAACTGCTGTAGACGCAGAAGCAAGTGACGCAGATAGAAATCCTGTTGTATTTAAAATTACTGGATAAGTTGCGTTATTAGATGAAACAAAAAAATTAAGTAAAGTAATTGGAGATGATATATTTCCGCCTGCAATTGAAGCTGCAGTGTTCTGGATAAATCCATTAATAAACACACCTGATGCTGAATTGGTAATGTTTGCTGATGAATTACCAAAAGCAAAGTATCCAGTAGGGTATAAAACACCTCCAGAACCTGTCATCCCAGTTCCACTTAATGCAGCAGTATTTGCTTGAAATGTTCCAGTTACATTTAAATTTCCAGTATTTGTTGAAACCGCACTTAAATTTGTAACATTTAATGCACTGGCAGTGATTGTGCCAGTATCAATATTTCCACCATTGATAAATGTGGTGCCAGTAGAAGTGGCCAAATTGGTAAATGAAACCAATCCATTGAAATTTGTCCAGTTGTAAACTGTACTGATGGTCACTGTCTGTGCACCACCATATGTGGTTTCAATCACATAATAAGTGGCTGCCCAAAATTGAGTGGTATATGTTGCAGTTGGTGCAGTAAATGTGGTTGACCAGCCTGATGTAAGACTTGAAAATGTTCCAGTTGAAAAATTATAACCGCTGGCCGTTGGTGCAGCTGGTGCAGTTGAACTTGAATTTGCATAATAAAGTTGACCAGTGGCAGTCCTTGGGCCAGTGGCTCCTGTGCCTGAACTGCCAGAAAAACCACTATAACCTGACGCTCCACTATACCCTGACACGCCTGACATTCCGACTGGTGCCCAGGCAAATCCAGCACTGATTGGACTGAGTGATGAAAGACTTGTGCCACTTCCAACTGTGTATGCAAAATAATATGTTGCAGCTGGCAACACAATATCCACAAATGTATAGTATGTGTTGTTTGGAGCTGGCAAACTGTTTGCCGTTTGTGCGTTTGACCAGACTTTCCAATCCGATCCTGATGGTGTGGCCACTGTCGTATAGTACAGTGTTGAATTGGTCACACGCCCAGTGACTGGAATAAAAATTTGAACATTGAAATATGGAATATTTGCAGTCTCATAATGTGCAGTCACAGTTGGTGCAGACAATGAGCTGAAGAATGTTGGTGCAGCCAATCCCGAATTGGGTGTTGGATGATATTGAGTAATGTCTCCAGTGGCATAAACATTTGAATCATAAGCAATCAGCTGCAATGCAGCTCCCAAAGAACCATCTGGCAATGATGCCTCTTTGACTTGCATCACTCTAAATTGCTGATTTGTCCAGCCATAGCTTGAATTGGTCACTGTGACCACATCGCCAGCATTGACCTGAATTCCAGTGTAATTGGTGGAAAAACTGACAATCAAATCAAGTCTGTTTTGCTCAAGTGTCCGATTGGCCAAGTATTGAGCTGTAACCGAATTGTTGATCAAATCATATGAAACAGTGAATTTGTTAACTGGCTCGTTTTGATATATCAAATTGGCTGGGGTTTGTAGATTCACATAACCATCCTGATCCCTATTTGTTGAATCATTAAATTTGGCCTCAATCTGATTCACCATTTGGGTGATATCCAGCTCCCCCACTGTGATTGATCCAACAATATTATTATCATCAAATGCGAATGATGGTGAAATCGATTGATTGATCACCACTTGCCAATATCCAGTGGCTGCCTGATATGCTTGCCATGAATCACAGCAAGTCATCATCAAATCGATATTTGACAATACAGTCTGGCCAGTATCCAAAACACCATTGAATCTGTATCTAGGTGTTGTTTGTGGATTACCATTTGAATCAATATAATTGATCAATTGATCAGAATATGTATTCAATGCAGTGGCTGATGCAGAGCTGACAAATGATGGATCAACTGCACCACCATAAATGGGATTGGTAATGTAGTCATACCAAACATCACCAGGCTTGGCACATCCAGTGCCATTCAAATAATGGCTTACATGGAATGTGACTGGCTGCAATGAAGTAGTGCCATCTGAATTTGCGTTATAAACCAGCTGCACAATGGCAAATGCAGTGCCGTTCATTTGTCGGCCACTGCTGACCCATTCCTGACCTGATGGAATGCCATTGGCCGTACTCATCACCGCTGATGGCTGGTTTGATGTGTTGATGGGCGTGATCGTTCCAGTTTGTGATGATGTGTACAAACTGATGTACAAATGACCGCTGATCGATGTATCCACATTGCCAGCTTGGTCTGTCAAACTCACCACTTTGGTTTGATCAGTGCTATCAAATGCAATGATCTGATCTTGATAATAAAAATTGGTGGTGTCAAATGAAAATTGGCCATTTGGGCTTATGCAGCTAATCACCATCACATAATACATTGACGTTTGATCGGTAGTCAGTACCGCATCACAGAATCGGCCACCAGTGTATGCATCGCCATATACCAATGGAATGCCAGCCGTTGGATCTGGTGGCACTTGCTGCCTAATGTTATTTTGCTGGGCCTGTGGCACATTGGGTGCAAATATCCTCGATGCCACTACTGAAATGGCAAATGTGACCGCCATTTGTGTTGCTATCCCAGCTGTGGCATACCATGCAGAGAATGCCTCATATGCTGCAATGAATGATTCGATCATGTTTTATTCTCTGAAAAAAGTTGTATGCAATTGTTTGAATCCACGTTTTGAATAATCAATGCTTGGACTGTTGGCCATAAGTGACGTCATCACTACATCGATGCGCTTTTCATCCAATAATTTTTGAGCCTGTTTGTTAAATTCTAGCCATAATTTGCCACCAAGCAAACCATTCCTTTTTTCTGGAGCCACCCACCATGCCAGCTCATTGA